AGCAGCAGCACCTACAGCAGTACCACAAGTTACAGTCAACACAGGCGCAGTATTAACTAGCGAGCAAGACCTAAGCGTTTACATACAAAATGCTTTAGGTAACATTACTAAACTAGGTAATGGAGCGTTAGTACCTGCTGGCTCGATTGCTTTCCAATGACAGTACCAGTAATTAACGCTTACATAAATTTTAGCACTGGCCCTAGTTTTGCCCAAGCGATGATTTTAGATACTGGCCTATTAGATGTAAATGTGTTGGCCGACTCAGCAACCATTATTGTGGATGTGTCAAATCAAATTAACTTTATACAAACCACCAGAGGCCGTAATCCTTTATTCGATCAATTTCAGACAGGCCAATTAACGCTACGCATAGTAGATCAGAATGGTGATTTTAACCCGACTAACCCACTAAGTCCCTATGCCCCCGATTTAACACCTATGAAGAAGGTGCAGATTACTGCAACCTATGGCGCTACTACCTATCCAATATTTTCTGGCTTTATTACAAGTTATGTTAATACTCAACCTAAAGATGCTACAGAGGTGGCTTATACAACCATACAAGCTGTAGATGCATCTAGGTTAGCCAACAATGCGCAGATAACTACTGTGGCAGGTGCTACCGCTGGTGACTTATCAGGCACACGTGTAAATCAGATATTAGATCAGATCGACTGGCCAGCAACTATGCGTGATATTGATGCAGGTCTAACTACACTGCAAAATGATCCAGGCACGCTACGCACTTCACTTGGGGCTTTGCAGACTGTAGCCCAGTCAGAGTATGGGGCATTCTATGTTGATGCTAATGGTGAGTTTGTATTCCAAGATAGATCTGTAACTGCTGGATCAATCGGTGGCACAGTCACCACCTTTAATGACAATGGCACAGGCATTCCATACGCTAACGCTAATTGGAAATTGGATGACACCCTCGTTTTTAACTCATCCACTGTTACAAGGGCTGGCGGCTCGCCACAGACTGCCATCAACCAGCCCTCAATCGATAAATATTTTATCCATAGTTACCAGATCCAAGACCTGCTAATGCAGACCGATGCCGTAGCCCTAGATTACGCCCAGGCTTATACAGCCAGCCGTGCCGAGACTAGCGTGCGATGCGATTCCATCGAGCTAGACCTATACACGCCTAACTACAATGCAGGCATTATTGCAGCCCTGGACTTAGATTTCTTTGACCCGATCAGAGTAGTTACTACTCAGCCAGGTGGATCTACTCTGGACAAGACGTTGCAGATATTTGGCGTGCAAAACACCATCACACCCAACAGCTTTAGAGTGGTCTTTACAACCTTAGAACCTGTAATAGACGCTCTAATTTTAAATAACAATATCTATGGCACTTTAGACTATAATGTGCTCAGTTACTAAGGAGTAAAAATGGCAGCAGGATTAGGATTTAAGGACTTTGCGACAGGCGAGGTATTGACCGCAGCCGATGTCGATGGCTACTTAATGCAAGGTATCTGGGTGTTTGCTAGCAACGCTGCTAGGGATGCAGCTGTGACAGCACCAGCAGAAGGTAACTTTGCATTTACTAAAGACACTAATAGTTTATGGTATTACGATGGCGCAGCCTGGGTTGCATCTGGCGCAACTGGTGATATTGAAGGTGTAACCGCTGGCGTAGGTATTTCAGGTGGTGGCACTTCTGGCACAGTCACAGTTACTAACTCTATGGCTACAGCTATCGATGCTAAGGGTGATTTAATTGTTGGTACTGGTGCGGATACATTTAGTCGCTTAGCAGTAGGCGGAACTAATGGACACATTTTAACGGTTGATAGCGGTGAAGCAACAGGGCTTAAATGGGCTGCTGCTGCTGGTGGTGGCGGAAAAGTTTTGCAAGTAGTACAAGGAACAGTATTAACGGGTGATGTGTCCACAAGTAGTACCAGTTACTCAGACTTAGGTTTGAGCGTGAGCATTACTCCAAGTTCTGCAAGTAGTAAAGTGTTGGTTTTTGCAACACTAACTGGTTGCGCTAAAAGAACCACCGACACTTCATTACTTACAAAATTATTGCGAGATTCAACTCAGATAATGCTTTCAGATGCTGGCTATACAGGCAGCGTGGTTCGCTTAAATTTTGGTAATGTTAATTTAAATATTTTAGATTCACCAGCAACAACTTCTGCAATAACTTACAAAGTGCAAATAGCGGCTTCATCTGCTGGCTCACCAGTTGTGAGCGTAAACGCAGATGGTACTGGCGCAAACACAAACAATTCAACAATTATAGCGATGGAAATAGGTGCATAATGGCAAAAGGTGTTGATGTTTTAGAAATGTTAATTCCAACTGGCGGTTGGGTTATTCGTGGTGATGATTTTGAAGGTATTGAATTTATTGAGTGTAAGCCAATAACTAAAGCAGAATTTGAGGCAGGCTTTGCACAATATGATGCTTGGAAGGCTGAGCAAGATGCAGCCAAAGCAACAGCCAAAGCAACAGCCGAGGCTAAACTTGCTGCTCTTGGTTTGACTGTTGAGGACTTACAAGCTCTAGGTTTGTAATGAAACCTAAACTATGTGCAGCTGGTGTGCAGTTAAGAGATCAAGTTGATACCTGGTTTCCAGATAGGCGTACTGCCAGTGATGGGTGGGTGGGCGATAGCCGTCACGCCTCCAGAAAGTCGGATCATTCTCCAGACGAATTTGGGTGGGTCAGAGCAGTTGATATTGATTCTCGCTTGGGTTCATCCGAAGGGATCAGTGCTTATGTGGCTGACCAAATCAGAGTCGCTGGCAAAACCGATAAGCGTTTATCTTACGTCATCCATAACGGACACATCGCTAGCAAGATATTAAACTGGAAGTGGCGTAAGTATCGTGGTGTAAATCCACACAAGCGACACATACATATTAGCTTTACAAAGTTAGGCGACAAAGATGCAAGGCCGTTTGATATACCACTACTAGGGGGCAAGATATGAAGATAAGCAAAAAACAGAAGGCGATACTAAAGTCATACGCACGTGGCGTATTGGTATCATTCTTAACATTCTTAGCAAGTAATGAATTAGGTTTAGACCCAGCGCTGTCTGTAGTAATTGCAGCACTCGCAGGGCCAGCAGCTAGGGCTTTAGATAAATCCGATATTGCCTATGGCATCGGTGCTAATGAAAAATGAGTCCTACAGAATGGGCTGGCTTTGGCGCTGGCGTTATCGCCGTGCTATCAGGCGGGCTAATAGGATTACGTTTTCTAGTTAAAGGCTGGCTTAACGAACTGCGCCCGAATTCTGGCAGCAGTATTAAAGATGCTGTTGATCGAATTGACCAAAGAAGTTCGAGGCTAGAGCAGCGTGTCGATGATCTCTTTATTTTAATCAGTAAGTCATAATTTAATTATGGCTACTAAACGCAAACCAAAGAAGAAGCCAGTACGTAAACGCAGGACTACTAAAGAGCCTGTACTTACTAAACTGGATTTCTGGGCAATAGCAGCTAATGAGGTTTATATGGCCTGCCGTAAATCTGGAATGGATGAAGGCACAGCTCTAGCGTTTGCGATGGATAGGTCAAGTTATCCAGACTGGATCGTAGATACCAAAGATCCTATTAAGAATCCACTTGACGATTTTGAAGAAGGTGAAGATTAAACACAAGAAATGGTTAGTAATCTCAGATTTGCAGGTGCCCTATCATCACGAGGTAGCTGTAAAGAATGTAATCAAGTTAGCGAGGCGTGAGAAGTTTGATTCTGTATTGGTGGTCGGGGATGAAATTGATTTCCAGTCGATTAGTAAGTGGGCCGATGGCACACCTTTGGCTTATTCAGAAGACCTACACGCAGATCGTGAGTTGTGTAAGCAGATACTCTGGGATCTCGGTGAGTACAGTCCAGAAATGCATATTATCCGCAGTAATCATACTGATCGCTTATATAACACTTTATTAAAAGTACCTGGCTTAATCAATTTACCTGAGTTACAGTACCCAGCCTTTATGGGCTTTGCTGAGATGGGTATGACCTACCACAAGACAGCCTATGAATTCCATCCCGACTGGGTTTTGTGCCACGGCGATGAGGGAAGTATGAGCCAGCACGCTGGTATTACCGCATTAAATTTAGCCAAGAAATTTGGTAAATCAGTAGTCGCTGGGCATAGCCATAGACTGGGCGCCAGTGCCTATTCAGAGGGCGTAAACGGCCATTACAGGGCTTTATATGGGGTAGAGGTAGGAAACCTTATGGATCGCAAAAAAGCCTCTTATATCCGCTATGGAAGCGCTAATTGGCAGATGGGCTTTGCTATACTAGAAGCTGGTGGCAAGACCCTGACACCGACTTTGGTGCCAGTAAATAAGGATGGCTCATTTACAGCATTAGGCAGACATTATGGGGCTTAATACAGAGTACGCCGAGCGCACTATCGACGACCATATCGATGACCTCGAAGATATTAACGTTATCTAATCGTTATACAAAAACACCCCTAAACTATCCACAAAGTCGTACACAGGTGCAAGACTATGCCTGTGCCACAAAGTATGTGTGCATAGATTGGGCTACAAAATGACACTTGAACTAGCTGTATATTTATTTATAGGGCTGAGTATGGCGTATTGGCTACTGCTAACACGTGTAGATGATATGAAACAAACCCATTACTGGCGAGGCCGTAAAGACGGCTGGGATATGCACCGCCGAATGATGCAAAATAAAGCAAAGTCAGATGAGGTATTTGACTATGACAAAAACTGAGGAACTTTTTGCAAATGTTATCGACACCATTCATAGTCGAGGCGCTGATTATGGCCACCCGATTGAAATGCATAAAAGAATCGCAGAGTTGTGGTCAGCTTACTTGGGCTATCCAATACAACCAAACGAGGTGGCAATTCTTATGTGCCTGGTCAAAATCAGCAGGCAAGCTCAAAATCCAGGAGTCGCTGACAATTACACAGATGCGCTCGGCTACATCGCTATTGCTAAAACAATAACTGAAGCGATGCAAGATGAGGATGGAGTGTGGAAAGATGGCATTTAACTTAGCAGATTATGAAACAGTCGAGAGCCGACTAGAAAAGTTTTGGAAGGAGTATCCAGATGGAAGATTATCTACAAAGATCGAGCAGGCCACAGACACTAGATACATTGTTAGTGCTCAACTATTTAAGACGGAAGCCGACCCCCAAGCGTGGGCGACTGGCCTTGCTAGTGAAAGCATTAGTGATCGGGGTGTCAATTCAACTTCTGCACTGGAGAATGCTGAGACTTCAGCGATCGGCAGAGCGCTTGCAAATGCAGGTTATGCAGCTAAGGGCAAAAGGGCTAGCCGAGAGGAAATGACAAAGGTTGCAAGTTACTCACCACCAGGATCTAGGGCGAGAGCTGTAGAAAATGTGTTGCGTGCTAGTTTTGCAGAAGATAAAAAAGAGCCGACAGTCTGGTCAGTTGGTGATGCAGTAGAAGCAATACCACTGCCACCAAAGGCACAAGAATGTAAACACGGAGCGATGATACTTAAAGAAGGTATAGCAAAAACTGGCAAGAGTTATTACGGCTATGTATGCAGTGCTGCAAAGCCTGACCAATGTGAAGCTAGATGGGCAAAACTCACAGCTGCTGGATCTTGGTTCTTCCCTAGTGATAGCGAAGGAGGTGAGTAAATGGGATATGTTGAAATTATACGTGATGGGTTCACTCTACGTTTAGAAGATGATAAGCGAACCCTCACGCCATCGATTGACCTATGCGTAGCTTGTAATGATGACAGGCTAATACATTCTGGTAATTTCTTGGTATGTACTCAGTGCCACTGTAGGCAATAAGGATATTACCATAATGCACCCACAATTTCGATGTAATGGCTGCAAGCGTGATACCGAATTCTTATGGCTTGATGAAATAGATACGCCACAGGGATTTAAGGCTTATCAATGTATGGACTGTGGTTGTGTAGGTGTTAAGAATGTGGTAGAGGCTTTGCATATACCTGACTCAGATATATGTAGATGTGATAAGTGTGGTGGTTGGAAGTTTGAAGCCGTGGTCTGCCACACTTGTCAACTGATTGGAGCAAACTAATGCCTACATACGAATACAGCTGTAATGAATGCGGCACCTATGGATCGGTGCATCGATCATACGATGATGATAGTGCGCCCATGAGTTGTCCACGTTGTCACTTACAAATGAACAGAATCTATAGCGCACCAGGGCTTATATTCAAGGGTGGCGGATGGGGTGGGCAGAGATGAAAGTAGGCTCACTGTGTACAGGTTATGGTGGGTTGGATATAGCTGTAGAAGCATTCTTTGATGCTGAAATGGTGTGGTGTGCTGAAATTGATAAGCAAGCAAGCGAATTAATTACAACAAGATTTAATAAACCTAATTTAGGTGACATCAAACAAATAAATTGGGATGTAGTTGAACCAATAGATATTCTTACGGCTGGCTATCCTTGCCAACCATTTAGTCACGCAGGGCAACGAAAGGGATTAGAAGATGAGCGACACATATGGCCATACATCATTAAAGCTATTAGCAAGTTACGACCAAGCATCGTTGTCTTGGAAAATGTCCGAGGGCATCTCAGTCTCGGATTCAAAGAAGTTCTTAAAGACCTTGCCGAAAATGGGTATGATGCAAGATGGCAAGTTATACGAGCAAGTGATGTTGGCGCACCCCACCAAAGGGCGAGATTATTCATTATTGCCTACCCCGCTAGCATCGGACAGCCATCGAGGATCACCTGCAGATGTAAAACGACATTCACCAGCACTAAGGACAATGGATGTGCTACCAACACCAACTGTAATTCACGTACGCAATCACGACGAGCCATTAGCAGCATACATATCGAGGGTGAAGGATTACGAAATGGGCAAGACCAAGGGAAAACCGGGGATGAGTACAGGTTTAACTTGCAGATGGATAGACAGACAATTCCGAGTACATTGGATCAAGATAGATTAAACGTAAAATTTGTCGAGTATATGATGGGTTTGAATCCAGGGTGGGTAACCAACTTACCATTTAGCAGAGCGCAAAAACTTAAGATGCTTGGTAATGGAGTTGTGCCACAACAGGCTTATTACGCTTTACAGTTATTGTGTGAGGTAAATCACTGTCCACATAGTGAGACGATTTAATCGATTAAGCGTAAAGGAGTTTGTATGCATACTGTAGGCTCTAGTGTAGCAGTGGCTCACAAAGCCACAAGGCGAGCCCGACAGGGAAAGCTCGCAAGGTGCTGGCTAGTTGGGATCGCTCTATTCATAGTTAATCTTTGCTTTGTAAAGACTAATTCCGTTGCTGTTAATAAACCAACACATTACAAGCAATATGCATTTATACAGCTTAATCATTCATTTACTGAGTTCTATTGCTTAGATGAGTTATATCATCGTGAGAGTAGGTGGAACCCTCTTGCTAAGAATGGTAGTCATTATGGCATACCACAAGGTAGGTCTAAGTACTTGGCTACTGTTGATGGGTATAAGCAAGTAGAGTGGGGTATCAAGTACAACTTAAATAGATATGGGTCTATGTGTAATGCATTAGATCACTTCAAGCGTAAAGGCTGGCATTAATGAGTGAGCGTGAGATAGGTAGTGGCAAGTGGAAGAAGCTACGCATCACCATACTTGACAGAGATGGATGGCAGTGCGCTATCTGCAATAGACCAGCACACACAGTAGATCACATCATACCTAGAGTAAAGGGTGGCGATATGTGGGCACCTGACAACTTGCAATCTATGTGTAAGAGCTGTAATAGCAGTAAAGGTGGTCGTTTTTTTAGCAGCAAGGCGACCCCCCCTGTCTTTCTGAAACCTTCTCTCCCTGAGACGATCCGAACAGTGCCAGACTCACCATTTAATAAACCTGATACGCTTGATTTCGATGCAAAATGATACGGAAATAAAACAGACCTCACGAGGGGTCGGGCTAATTGGCAGCACTGAGCCTAGAATCCACACGCCCTTGCTTAAAGGTCGCACAAAGTCGCAAGAGGTTGCCGATCTAGCTGAGAAAATAGGTTTGCCGTTAATACCCTGGCAACGTTGGGTGCTAGATGATTTACTAGCTGTAGATGATGCAGATACCTGGCGTAAGAAAACCGCTCTAGTGCTTGTAGCACGTCAAAATGGCAAGACCCACCTAGCACGTATGCTGATCCTAAGCCATCTATTCTTATGGGGCTCTAAGAATGTGCTGGGTATGTCATCTAACCGCAATATGGCATTAGATACTTTTAGACAAGTTGCTTACACAATAGAAGACAATCAATTCTTAAAAGATCAAGTAAGGCAGATACGCCTGGCTAATGGTCAAGAATCTATAACCCTACTTAATGGCGCTAGGTATGAAATTGCAGCAGCTACTAGAGATGCACCACGTGGTAAAACCGCAGATTTTCTGTATATCGATGAGTTAAGAGAATGGACACAAGAATCGTTTACAGCTGCACTACCAGTCACACGTGCAAGACCTAACGCTATGACTCTAATGACAAGTAACGCAGGTGATGGCTTTAGCACTGTGTTAAATGATCTAAGAGAGCGTTGCCTGTCATACCCACCTGAGAATTTAGGATTTTATGAGTACAGTGCGCCACAGCATTCTAAAATAAATGATCGTAAAGCCTGGGCTATGGCTAATCCAGCATTAGGGCATTTGATAACTGAGCAGACATTAGAAGAATCAGTAAGCACTAACAGCATAGAAGCTACTAAGACCGAGATGCTTTGTATGTGGGTAGATAGCACTGTCAGCCCCTGGGTATATGGATCAATCGAGCAGTGCAGCGATAGCAGCTTAGAGATACCTGTCGGGCCACAGACAATTATGGCATTTGATATCGCACCGACAAGGCGATCTGGGGCGCTTGTTATGGGTCAAGTCAAAGATGGAAAGATAGCAGTTGGATTAGCACAGCTATGGCATAGCGATATAGCCATAGATGAGATTAAGATGGCTAGTGATATAAATGAGTGGGCACGTAAGTACCATCCACACACGATCTGTTATGACAAGTACGCCACGCAAACTATTGCTACAAGACTCGAACAAAGTGGCTGGAGATTACAAGACGTATCGGGCCAGGCATTTTACCAGGCGTGCTCAGACCTAGCCGATGGCCTAGCCAATAATCGAGTAGTCCATTCTGGGCAGGCAGAGCTAGTACAGCACTTAAATAACTGTGCCGCTAAGACTAACGATGCTGGCTGGCGCATAATACGTAGAAAATCGGCAGGCGATGTTACAGCGGCCATATCACTAGCGATGGTTGTAAGTCAATTAACTAAGCCACAACAAACCGCACAAATCTTTGTCTAACTTGCACCATTAGTCCGATTTATGGTATAAAGTATATATATGGGTCTATTGTCTGCTTTGGGTATAAACAAAAAAACGGAATCTGTCCAAGCGCAATACGCCCCTGCCATTATGGACACAGCTTATGGCTATGGTTCATTTACAACTGGTGTCGGTAATTTCCCTGGTGGATTAGATCGCAACTTTGCTATGCAAGTACC